CCTCACGGGTGAGTCACTGACGTATGAAAACTAAGACAAGAACAGCTTCCTTTTCTGCTCCGGCTGGTAGCCGGAGCGGAACCTGGTTAACCCATGAAGACCCGGGTACCATTGGTACCTTGGTCTTCAGCACTGGGTGCGATCCGGTCCTCATTCCTGTGCTCGATGAGAGCATTAGTTATGAGGAACCTAAGAAGCGCGGGAACGGTGACTGTGTACACACTCGTGTACATCGTTTGCTATTTCCCTCGGATGCTGTGTATTCGTATATCTACTACCCGCCATATCCCTGGAACACCGTTAAGGTGGTCGAGACGACATGGTTTTGGGTAGCCTACTACCAGGCTCACTCGACGGTAACTCGCGTTCCCACTGTACGTTCGTACAGTTGGAAGACGTTGTCGTCGCAAGCTATGGAGGAGATGATGCCTACCTTTTCGGAGGGAGGCGAATCGTTAGTTAACTTCGTGTTAGAACTGAAGCAGTTGAAGGGCTTGTTCTCTTTGTGGAACAAGTCTCGATCCTTCCTTCAGAATATTGCGAACGGTCACCTGAGTTATTCATTCGGGTGGCGTCCGTTTTTATCTGACGTGAGTCGACTATGGAGTGCGCTTGATTCGTTTCGTAAGAAACTACGCAAGCTTCAGGAGGGCTCCGGAAAACCACAAAAACGTCATTTCAGACGTTTTATGGATTCCGTTGACCTCGCTCCAAACCTGACCAACAGTGACGGTGCAGGCGGCGCTATAACAAAAGTTATGCGCTGGGTGGACCGTCCTCGTTACTGTGCGACCGTAGGTTTTACCTACGTTCTCCCAGATATGTCAGTCTTGTCTAATCAGTTGAAGGCATTTGGGGACTCTTTAGGAGTCCAATGGAATCCCAGTATTATCTGGAATGCCATACCTTATTCCTTCGTTATTGACTGGTTCTTTGGCGTTGGGGATTGGTTAGATTCCCTCCGCTCAGATAACCTGGCAATACCTGCGACAGTGACGTCGTTCTGCCACTCGATTAAATATCAAGTACAGGACGATATTGTCTTAACACTCGGCTTCAACCAAGCTGCCGGCTATCGGAATCAAGTGATTCCGTTGGCATCTGTTACGACTCTTCGGTACGAACGACGCAAGGACATTCCGTCCGTGGGTCTGTTCGACACAACGGTCAAGATGCCGAACTGGAAGCAGATTCTCCTTGGAGGATCCCTTGTAGTTCAGCGTACTTGAGTAACCGTGGACACTTCGGTGTTCACATCAATTAACATCAGTTAGATGCCAATCGTATGTTTACTACAGACGTGACGCTCGCTGGCGACGCTTCGTCCACTCGGACTTACGCGCTGACGAGCATAGCGGGCGGTCAATCCGTTCGCGCAAATGCATCGGTAGCTGTCGGAGAAGCTGAAGTCATGACCATTTCTCATGGTCGTAAAACTAAAGCCCCCGACAGCCCGGAGCGGCACCTGGTCCGTCTGGATCTCACCAAGGTTTCTGCCTTGGGAGTTCCAGCCACGGGTTCCGTATATGTGGTCATTGAAGAGCCACAGGCAACGGTCACCCCGGCGCAGATTCAGGATATGGCCACGCAACTCAAGAATTTCTTGACTGCGGGCAATATCACGAAACTGCTGAACGGCGAGCCCTAGCGGGCGGCGGTGCTAGTTGGGCGTCATGGCTGAAGTCGTGTACGATGGCTAGGAGAAATACCCATATGGGCCTTCATAATAGCCTAGCAGAGTTTTACTCTGCGATCTACTGCGACCTCTACCTTGATATAGCTGGTCATAACCTAGTTAGCATGTCAGAGTCTCGGCTCGATCTTCGAAAAATTCGAAGTCGAGTCGACTCTGAGGGGATATCGTTTTTAACGATAACCCTTCCGAGAATGGGGAAAGCAATTGACACTGCTCTCTCCATGTCTACTCGTCTCACTATTTCTGGTTTCCAAAAGATTCCAGGAACCGTAATACCCAAATTATTTGGGAACTTACTGAGACGGGTATTCACAGACGACGGACTCGAAAGAGTCGACGCTGACCCGGTTGTGCTCAGAGCACTAAGACAACTTGTATATTTTTTATACAAGCTCGAGATCCCGTACAATGAATCGAAAACTACAAGAGTTATCGAGGATTTTGTACGAGTTGACGCAGAGCTTTCCGAGCTCTGCATGCCACAAGACGACGTCCTTTTTACTGCTCGGCGCTTTTGCGCTGACGTATTTGGGATGTTCGACCCGCGGGACATATCACCAAGACATGGCCCGGGAGCCGTCGCAACTGGCGAGAGCCCAAGTGAAAAACACTTGTTCTCTCGTTTATACCGAGATATTGAACGAATCTACCCCTTTACGGAGTATTTTCAGTATAGTATTTCGGCAGTTTGCGATTCGTATCGTGACTACGATGCCCTTGAGGCCTTGGATTCCGGAACGGCGAAAGTCGTTCTGGTTCCCAAGGATTCTCGAGGGCCTCGACTCATCTCGTGCGAACCACTCGAGTATCAGTGGATTCAGCAGGGTCTAGGTAGGAAGCTTGCTTCTCACCTAGAGTCTCATCGTTTAACGTCTGGTCATGTGAACTTCACTGACCAATCAATAAACAGAGACCTAGCCCTGCATGCATCCCTGACCCAAGAGTGGGTCACATTGGACATGAAGGAGGCATCGGACCGCGTTAGCCTAGAGCTTGTTAAAGAGCTCTTCGCTGACGTGCCTGTTCTGCTTGAAGCCTTATTGGCAACTCGCACAACTTCTACGATCCTCCCTAATGGCCAGAGAGTGCATCTCAATAAGTTCGCCCCGATGGGAAGCTGTTTATGCTTCCCAGTCGAGTCGTTCGTGTTCTATGCACTTGCCGTAGGTGTTCTCGTAAACTATTACGGCTACTCGCGCTGCGAAGCGCGAGAAGCTGTCTATGTCTACGGCGATGATATCATAGTACGCCGGGAAGTCTATCCGGCGTTACTGCTTCACTTCCCCCTCACTGGACTTATGTTCAATGAAGCGAAGTGCTGCACGGCAGGATTCTATAAAGAATCCTGTGGGATGGACGCCTTTCGAGGCGTCGATGTCACCCCAGTCAAGCTAAGATCCGTATGGTCTCATCGACAGAAGTTGGATATCAGCGTTCTCTCTTCGTATATTGCACTATCAAATGCAATGTACAAAAGAGGGTACATGCGTGTTTCGGAAACCATCCAAAAACTCGTCTTGGGTAAGACGGGTCCACTTCCTATCTTCAGTAATGAAGATGCTGGTGGTCTTGGATGGATCAGGCACGACGTGTGTACGAGAGTTCAGCCAAAAGGTGTGAAGACTCGCTGGAATAGCGAGTACCATCACCGTGAGGTATATACTCTCCGCTCCGCACCGACGCATTTATGCGCCGATCCGGATAACTGGAGCACTGTCCTCAGGCGTATTTCTGCGCCTGATGAGTACACCAATCCTGGTATCTATACGGTTCCCCACCGTAGTCGCCCACAATGGGGATGGACACGTTTGACAACGTAAGTTGTCTCCGTGAGGTCGGAAGCTTTCTTCCCACCTAGTCTCATGTTCCGCCGCCCTACGGGGCGGCGGTTCCTCTGAGTCAGTCATAGTCGCGC